ACAGGTGGTGCTGCTTCTAGGGAACTAGAAGAATCGACTTACCAGTCGGATCTCAGGCAGAGATGTTTTTCTAACTGTAGAAATGCCCATCTCTTGTTGGTATACAGGAACCCAACCTCCCTCCTCCTCCTTTATGGAGGTATGTTGAAAAATGTGTGACTAACCTTCCCTTTCCGATATGGGGAAGGTTTTTTTTTGTGCTATAATATACTATATGAAAAACTTTTGGAGAATCTGGGCAAAGGCACTCGGAGACAAATCAGGTAAGAATGATAGAGAAGCAGACATCATTGCCATGATACGAACTTTTATATTTTTACAACTGATTATCACTAACTGTTTTATTGTTGGTGGTAACATCCGTCACTGGAATGATCACCATATACCACCATCGTATACACAAAAATATAAATAGCAGTAGTAAAACAATCTTATAATAAATGTCAGTCACCAGAAAAATAGAATTTGATGGTATCATCAGAACTCTTAAAGAAAAAGACGGAGTGCTTTCTGATGCTGCTGATGCTACTGCTATAGACACATCAGGATTTACTCCTCAAAAAAGATTTAGAGAAAGAATTCTCAAGAAAATTGATAGAGTAGAATTTGATAAAAGAATTGACGGTTGGAGAAAACAGAACCTCGCTGCAAAACAAGTGTATGCAGACGTAGATTATTGTGAAAAATTCAAAACAATAAATGGTTCTTATCCTACAAGATCCTAGATAGTAATAATATAATTTGTTATGATATTATGGAGCGAGCAATACGTTCTATCGGATAGTATTGTCAATCATTTGAAAAATAAATATGCCGACCCTTATTTTTTGAAAGGTGATGAAGGATGGGGGCAGCATTATACTGGTTATCATAAGAACCCAAACAATACATCAATAACGGTCAACGGAAAGTTTGTTGATCAAGAACTTCTCAAAATCTATGTGCCAAAATTGAAAGAAGTTTTGAAAATAATTGGGTTGTATGGGAGTGGAAGTATATACAGTTATAGCAGTATTTGGGGTCAACTATATAAGAAAGAACTAGGTGCCATCATTGATGTGCACAATCATTACAGACACCCTAGTCAATTGGTTTCTTGGGTGCATTTTGTGGATGTACCTGATCAAAAATGTTTTTATTTTATGTTAGGAGATCAAAAAGTATATCCCGATACACAATCTAGTTCTGATATAATATTTTATCCGTCCTATGCATTACATGGGGTTGATAAAATGGAAGAGGGTGACGACAGATTTGTCGTTGCAGGTAACATTGTACAAATGAATTCATGAAAGCTGTTCTCTGGTCAAAAGAAAATTGTCAATGGTGTGACAGAGTAAGACAATTACTCAATAGTGTCGAAATCAATTACATCGAATACAAGTATGATGTAGACTTTACGAAGCAAGGATTTTACTCTGAGTTTGGTGAGGGTGCTACTTTTCCTCAAGTACAAATTGACAACAAACATATAGGTGGATGCAAGGACACACTACATCATCTTCAGAAACTAAATCTGATATAAATCGGGGATCCATCTTACTACTTCGTAAGAAAAATGTAAGCAAACCCGTCTTCTCTATGCTATTATGGGGGAGAAGAATTTCACTACATATAGAAAGGGAGATCTAAATGGAACTTAACGTAACAGCAGTCCTAATTGCTATCAGCGTCATGATGCTTTTTCTTACTATAGGAGTAGGACTTATTATAGGATATCTGGTACGTGCATATATACAGGACGTGACACCCCAATACTCTCACCCAGAAATGTTTGATGAGAATGGGAATCCTGTTGCAGATTCATTGATCGCTTTTCGATTTGATGGCGAATCACCTACACTAGATGAAGAAGACTAATTATGGCAAAATTACCTCCTAATCCTCTTGTTTCAGAGGTTCTTAGGGCTGCTCATGGTGCAAAGACTGTTGAAAAAAAAGTCGAAGTACTCACAAAATATAAAAGAGATGACATCAAAGCATGTTTGATTTGGAACTTTGATAAGGCAATCAGAAGTGCGGTTCCTGAGGGCACAGTTCCCTACAAACCAAACGAAGCTCCAGCAGGGGTTGAGGGAGGACATACACGTTTGATAAGTGAGTGGAGATCACTTTATAATTTTGTCAAGGGTGGTAACAATAGAATCTCACAGATGAAGAGAGAGAATATGCTGGTTCAAATGCTAGAGGCATTGCATGCAGATGAAGCAGAAATAGTATGTTTAGTAAAAGATGGCGAGTTGCAAAGTAAGTATCGTATAAGCAGAAACGTTGTAGAAAAAGCATATCCGGAGATAGTTTGGAAGGATAAGTGAAGTTCCTAATTGATCTTACAGATCATTGTAACTCCAAATGTCCTTTATGTGCTAGACATAAAACCTCATATAATGATGAGGTAGCGGTCTTGAAACCAGACCCCTCTATGAATCGTTCTTTCATATCACTTGATGATTGGAAGAGATGGTTTCCTATTGATACACTCAGAAAAACAAAACTAATATATTTTCAAGGATCATTTGGCGAACCCACTTTGAATCCTGACTTACTGGAGATATACGATTATACTCTTAGAGCTAATAAGAGTATTGTTTTCCAGATGAGCACCAATGGTGGAACCCGTGACCAAGAATTTTGGGGAAGACTTGGTGCACTCATGGGTTCATCGCATAGAGATAGTTTTCTTATATTTTCCATAGATGGTTTATCAGATACTCTTCAACAGTATAGAGTGGGTGTAGATTATAATAAGGTTATTGAAAGTGCTAGATCATTTATACAAGCAGGAGGTCCTGCGGTATGGAGGATGCTTGTTTTTAAGCATAACCAACATCAGACAAAGAGATGTAGAACAATCAGTCGATTGATGGGGTTTAAGGATTTTCAACACACCCCTGTCAACAATCTCTATGATGCAAAAGGACATGGTGATGGTACTTTTACTTATGAATATAAGGGAGTTGTTCATAAACTAGAAGCGGTTGCTAGTCAAGTATTCAATCCAGCACCCGTAGAGGAAGACTCAGAGATAGTATGTAGATACGGACATGGTATGAAGAAGGTTGGACAACTTAGGATAGACAGTAGGGGCATAGTTCATGCATGCTGTTTTCACCAGAGCAGGTTACGCTTCTTCTATCCAGAGTATTATATTCATGACAACATAGATGCTCCACCTATTTTTAGAGATATTAATAACCCGAACAAAGGTGTAGGTGCAGAATATATGCAAAAAGTATTTTACGATAACGTCATTCCACTCATCGAGGAGCAAGGTGGTTTGAAATCTTTATCTTTAAAACATAATTCGTTGGAAAAAATATTGCAGAGTCCATTTTTCCAGTGCTCACTTGTAGAGTCATGGAATAATAGGCCACATATTTGTTCAGATTATTGTGGTGTGAGTAGGAAAAATGTAACAACCGATACTAAAACCCTTGCATAAATATTGGCAGTATGTTAGCATACTCATACGTTCATCCCGCAAGGGACGCAAGTAAGCCGACACGGAACGGGTACGTTCATCCTCTTTGAGGACGCAAATGTTGACTGAAGGAACGGGGCAAAAATCCCTACTACTTTGGAGAAACCAATGGCAACAGTCACTTACCGTGGTGTCGAGTATGACACCAAAGAGTACAACGCAAGAGTAATTGCGGAGGCAGACAAACGAAGAAATCATGATCTAATGTATCGTGGTATCAAAGTAGAACGTAAGTTCGCTTCAAAGAGCTAACTTTAGTCGTTTGTTTATTGGGAGGGTCTTGCACCCTCCTTTTTTTATGTTATAATTTTGTTATGAATAGAGACAAACTAAAAGTTATCGTCACTGACTTAGAAATGCTACTGTCTGCACTCAAGGCAGAGGTATGGAGTGACGAACAGTCCTATAAATACGATGACCTAGATCCAGTTGAAGTGGATTATGGTGATCAAATAGAGGACATATGAACGTCAAATTAGTGAGCATTACTCCTGATGCTGAAGCGACTATGGCATATATTGCCAGAGTTTCAAACCCATCTAATCAAGAGAATGAAAAGTATGCAGGTCTTTTAAAGTATTGCATCAAACATAATCATTGGTCTGTGTTTGAGCAAGCAACAATGACTCTTGAAATAGAAACAACTCGTGCTATTGCAGCACAGATACTTAGGCATAGATCTTTTACATTTCAAGAGTTCAGTCAGAGATATGCAAAGAGCACTGAACTAGGAAACATTCCTATCCCTGAGTTTCGTAGACAAGATACTAAGAATAGACAGAATAGTATTGACGATCTTGACCCATTTGTCTCACAAAAATTAGAGATGCAGACTAAAACCTTGTTTGATTCTGCTATCGCATTGTATCAGCAAATGATTGAAGAGGGTGTGGCAAAGGAGTGTGCACGAATGGTGCTTCCTCTTGCTAC